GCTTGCAGATAACTCAGTGGCTATGGTAACACTGGATGAACTTAAAGAAGCACTAGCATTGAGTATACAAGCTCTAGGTGTAATTATTATGATGGAGGTAGTGGTATGAGTCTTATATTGAATGGTGACACTGGTGTGAGCAAGGTACAGAGTGGGGTAGTAGAAGATGGTGATTTAGTCAATGCTCCGTATAAGATCGTATTAGGTACAGGGGTATCAGCAACTGGTACGTCAGTGGACTTTACTGGTATACCATCTTGGGCTAAAAGAATCACTATTATGTTTAATGGGGTTAGTACGAATGGGACGTCCGTACCTTTAATTAGATTGGGTGCAGGCTCAATTGATATTGGTACATACAACTGTGTTGTTTCTGCATTATCTCCTGCTAGCGCTGCAGCAACAATGAGTAATGGGTTTGGACTTGCAGTTACTGGTACGTCAGCGGCTAATATTTTTTATGGTCAAAGTATACTTACTTTGATGGGATCTAATGTTTGGACAATGCAAGGTATATTAGCTTACCCTAGTGTCTCTCAACAATTCACTGCTGGCTCAAAAACACTATCATCAACACTTGACCGTATCCGCATAACAACAGTAAACGGAACCGATACATTCGATGCTGGTACTATTAATATAATGTATGAGGGGTAAACAATGAGCATATCACTAAAAAATGATGCTGGTACATTCAGCACAAATCTAAATCAAAGCAATCCTACTGCTAATGTAAATATAGCATTGCCTACTACAAGTGGGACTATGGCTACTACAGATACTATCGGGAGTCTTGGAATGCAGTCGGGGGCTATACCTACATCTTTTACTCTTACTCAAGCTCATGCTGGGAAAATGCAAGTATGCAACGGTGGTATCACGGTTACTCTCCCTACTGTTAATACCACTACATCTGGAAGCTGTTTTATTATAAAAAATGGAGGGGTTGGCTTAATAATTATAGCTCTTAATGGGAATAATATTGAGTCGCCTAGCCTTAGAATAACAGGTGGCGAAACTCTTGTTATTCAGTCGGATGGGGGAAGTTATTACAGAACAGTATCTAGAACAGGAAAAACGCCTACCTATGCTGAAAATGCTGTAGCAATTACTTATAACACTGTTTATCAAGCAGATATGGATGGGACGCTGATTGTTTTACTAACTGGGTCATATATGAATGGGATTCAAATATTAGTAGGAGATACCAATAATCCAAATATGCTACTTGCTAAACAAGCCGATGATCTAAATAGTAATACTAAAGAATATTCCCTATCAGTAGTGATCCCTGCAGGGATGTATTATAAGGTTGCTCCACTAGGAGCCCATGCTTTTGAAACTATTGTTAGTTATTTCTATAAACATAAATAAGGGGTTGAGATGGAAAATATTTATATTACACACGATGAACAAAATAATGTTATTGAGGCTTTTGGGTTTAAACCAGAAGCTCCATTTATAACAGTATCTTCAAGCGTATGGCAACAGTTTGCTATATATCAAAAAGAAGATATTACGATTCAAGATGGACAGCTTAAAGTATCTGACTTGGCTTTATCTATAATAGAGACAACAAAAAAAGTTAATGATGCTAAGCAGTATTTAGCCTCAACAGACTACAAGATGACTGTCGACTACTTTGCAACTCTTACAATTGACGAGCAAAATATTCTAACACTTAAACGTGCCGAATCTCGTGAGTTTGTGCGAGCTAGTACGCTGTGAAATATATAGAATACACATCAATCCTACTATTCACACTATTCCGTAAGATATTCGGATTGGTATGGATATACGTAGCACTACCATTTCGCAAGTATGCTAGAAACACTGTGTACAACAACTACGTGCTACAAAACAGCTTAGCTTTTGGTGGTGTGTAATGTGGGAAAGACTCATCATCATTGACATATGGCTTAACCGTAAGGTATTCAGAGGTCAAGACGAAACTATGTCAGACCGTATGGGTGAGAACCTACTAGAGAAAGACTATGGGTGTTGCAAGTGGCGAGTAGCAGTATGTAAAGTGTTAAGTTGGATTGATCCTCGTGAGGGTAATCATTGCATAGAAAGTATTGAGAAGATAGATTAAATTATGGTACAATATAAGCAACAAACGTCAAAGGGCTAGTATGGATGAAGCAGTAGTTAGAGAGATGGTAGTGAGGCATGATGAAGCAATTGATCATGTATCAAAATCTATTGAAAGGCTGGCTTCTGCTGTAGAGAAAACTGATGACAAGATGGACAAGGTTATTGATGCTCTGAGCCAGAATGCAGTTATATTAGAACGCATATCTAACATAGATAGCTCAAACAAGGACAGTGTGAATAGATTGCACAAACGCATTGATGATGTAGAGAAGGCTATTGAGAATAAAGAAGAGGCAATGAGTTTGCGTATGGCAAGTGTAGCTGCAGATGCCAAGAAAGGTGGACAGCTATATGATATAGCTTCCTATACTGTCAAAGCTTTAGCATGGGTATTGCCTTTAGGTACAGGTGCACTTGTAGGTATATTGTGGTTGATAGACCACTCAAATAAAGGTTAATCATGAAGTTAAAACTAGTACTAGGAAAAGCTACTGCATCGGTAATACTAAAAGGAGAGTAAATGGCTAATTTCGAAAAAGCGTATGCAAAGGTCAAGAAGTTTGAGGGTGGTTATGCAAACAACCCTAATGATCGCGGCGGTGAGACCTATGCTGGCATAGCTCGTGTGCACCACCCAAAATGGGCTGGATGGGTCATAGTTGATAAATACAAACAATCACAGCACAGCTCCAAAGCACTGAATAAAGTTTTGCAAGGCAATGAGGAAGTCGGTGCAATGGTGGCGAGGTTTTACAAAGTCAATTTTTGGAATCCGATTATGGGTGACAGTATCCTAAATCAACTCACTGCGGATAATATTATGGATTTTGCTGTTAATAGTGGTGTGAGCCGTGCGGTAAAGTACGCACAGCGTATCGTCGGAGCAGTTGAGGATGGGGTGATTGGACCTAGGACGATCAAGGCTATCAATGCGAATGTGGATGGGTTTGTTACAAAGTACAAAGCGGCACGTTTAGATTTTCTGAAAAAGATTGTGGCACGCGATAACACACAATCGGAGTTTATGAAGGGCTGGACTTCTAGGGTTCAGAACGCATAGAGGTATGAGTAAAAAGGTAAATCCAGAACTTACTAAAAGTGAGGCATTAAAACTATAAAGGAGGCTAGAAGAGTATGAAGATAATGGATAAGATAAAGAAGGTTCTAAATGACTGGTTTACAGAAGTGGATAACAAAACGTTTGACATTACTAAAGTACTCGCTGTATTTTCTATAGGCACTGGAATCTTTTTAGCAATTTTTTCAGTAGTGTACAAGGCTCAAGCATTTAATTACCAAGATTATGGCTTAGGTACTGCTGCATTATTCGCTGGCCTAGGCGTGGCTCTTGGTCTTAAGAAAGACTCTGATAAGAGCATAGGGGAATAGATGGTATGGATTACATTTTTAAAGATGTACTGGAAATATGTTTTGGTTTTTGTGTGCTTCTCACTATTTTCTATCTCACTGGTATGGATGACGATATCAAACACTAAGCTAGAGGCTGATATAAACATCTACAAGACTGCTTTAGAATACCAGAATGCTTCACTACTAAAACATAAGAAGGAATATGATGAGAAGTTATCGAAACTGCCTAAAGAGATTGAAAAGATTACTGTTAGGTATCAAGTTATTTATCAAGATATAGACGATTGGAAAGGAGATGATAATGCAACTGATTGTGAAAATGCTGCTGCTTACTTACACAGCTTTAACTATTAGTGGGTGTAGCCATAAGCTGTTATATGTACCCAGTGAGTGTCATATCCCTGATTACTCGGAAGTTACCATAGATATAGTTGATAGAAATACAACTCTTGGTGAAGCTAAAAGATGTACTATTAACTACACAAAACAAAAAGAAGCTAATGAAAAAATGGTGAAAGCTATAAAGCTTTGTCAATAAAGTAGATAGAACCAGCTATGATCTGACTCTAGATGTGTCATTTCGTCTATAAAGGCACTTCATTAACAATCACCGTTAAAGAGAAATCAGTAATCCCAGTAGCAGACATGAGACTAGCGGGGTATCAAAGTGAAGTAAGTACGATGAGCAACATCATAACTATTATGCCAGATGCCTGGACAGCATTTCGACTCGAAGCAACTTGTGCCGCAATTGGGGCAGATGTGAATTCACTAAAAATAGCAGGGCAACAATGGTATAGTGGTACAGTCTTAAAAGTAAACTTTAAAGTTAGATAAAACTGTGCTAAGACATACTTAAGGAGAGCTTAGGTAGAATAGCACCAATACTGAGGGGATAGGATTAGAATGAAAGTTAACAAAAAAGAAATACTTGCTGCTTTGAAAGAAGACTTTCGTTCGTCTGAATCACACCAATCTGAGTGGGATGCACAACGTGAGGACTGGAGAAAACAGTCTGTTGGCGAGCTTTATGGGAATGAAGTTGATGGTAAGTCCCAAATTGTTAGCAAAGATATTGCAAAACAGATTTCGTGGATGCTCCCATCTCTGGCTGACCCGTTTCTAAGTAGCGACGATATTATCAAAACAAACCCAGTAACATTTGAAGATGGCCCAAGCGCTACACAAAGTGAACTGCTCCTTAATACATACTTCTGTCGAAAATTTCCAAGACATAATTTTATTATGAAAGCTCTAAAGGTATTACTTACTGAAGGTACAGTAATTGTAAAAACTGGATGGGATTACGCTGATAGAGAAGTTGAAGTTGAAGTAGAATCTATAGGTATTGATGAGTCTGGGGAGGAATTTATTGAGTTAGTCCAAGAGACTGAGTTAAAGATTTTGATCAATCAACCTACTGCTGAAGTGTGTAGAAATGAAGATATTTTCATTGATCCTACCTGCATGGATGATTTAGATAAATGCCAATTTGTAATTCATCGATACGAAACAGATCTTAGTACACTAAAATCTGATGGGCGATACAAAAATTTGGCTAAGTTGGAAAATGCTGGGATGGACTCAACAAATGATGCTGAGGGATACCAGTCCGAAGATCGAACCGGGTTCAAGTTCCATGATAACCCTCGTAAGAAATTTGTTGTATATGAATACTGGGGCTTTTATGATGTAGATGGGGATGGGCAAGTTGAACCAATTATCTGCACATGGACTGGAAGCACAATTATTCGTTTGGAAACAAATCCATACCCTGATGGAAAACCTCCATTTGTAATTGTTCCATTTAATAGTGTGCCCTTTCAAATGTTTGGTGAAGCGCTTGCAGAAATTATTGGGGATAACCAAAAAGTTAAGACCGCAGTGACACGTGGTATTATTGATAATATGGCCCAAAGTAACAATGGTCAGATTGGATTTGCTAGAGGAGCTTTGGACGATAATAATAGACGAAAGTTTCTGAAGGGTGATAATTTCGAATACACAGGACATATTGGTCAATTCTGGCAAGGTAGTTATAACCAAATACCAAGCAGTGCATTTGATATGTTGGGTATACAAAATAATGAGATTGAGTCACAAACTGGGGTTAAATCATTTAGTGGCGGGATCAATGGTTCCGCATTAGGTGGATCTGCAACTGGGGCTAGAGGTGCATTGGACGCAACAAGTGTACGACGTATGGCGCTGGTACGGAATGTTGCTGAGAATATGCTAAAACCACTCATGCGTAAATGGTTAGCGTATTTCCATGAGTTTATGGAACCTGAAGAGATTGTACGTGTTACTAATGCAGAATTTGTCCCGATCCGTAAAGATGATTTGGCAGGTCGGTTGGATATTGAGATTACTGTGGCAACAGCGGAAGATAATGCTGCAAGAGCAGAACAATACTCCTTCCTTATCCAAACTTTAGGTAATAGTTTACCGTTTGAGCTAACTCAACCGATCTTGGCGAATATTGCGAAACTTACAAGAGACCCAAAACTTGAAAAAGAGATTAGATCCTACGTACAAAAGCCTGATCCGGCTGCTGAACAAATGAAACAAATTGCAATTGAGAAAGCACAGTTAGAGAATGAAGAGATTCGTGCTAGAATTGCGCGTGATAAAGCAAGAGCATATGAAGATCAGATTGATGCTAAGGTAAAATTGGCTAAAATGGAATCAGAACTTGCAAGAGCACGTAAATTGAATAGCGAAGCTGATATGACGGACCTAAACTACATTGATAAAGATCATGGATTTAGTGAAATTCACAAATCAAGTGAGCAAGATAAAGAGCGAGCTCATCAGTTTATGTTAGCAGAGTTACAAGCTAAAGCTGGTGATAAAAATATTGGAATAGCGAGGAGAGACTAATGTATGACCCAATCGTAGATGATAACACAACAATGACAAGTGCTGCAAAACGTGCTGGTGAAGAGCGCAGTTATGCGGCTCTAGGTAAAGAAGTTGCTGAGCAAAGTAGGTTAGATACTTACGCAGCTCCATTGACTGAAAAAGCTTGGGCTGAAGGCCAAGTAGCTGGAGCAGCTGGACTGCTTCAAGCAATCCGTGCACAAAGAGCACAACTGGCACAAACAATGCAACCTCAAGCTCCACAAAATGCCGGGTTAGCTGAGTATCTACAAACACAAGAGGAGATGGCATAATGGAAGAAAATGGATTAGCAGCAGCATACGCTGCAGAGCAAGGAATGGGGCCAATGACACCTCCAGTAGGTCGTGGGCCTAGTAAGCAGGCTCCACAAGTAAGTGTGAATGAGATTGTTGCGCTATTGAAGCAAGGTATCACTCCTGAAGAGTTGGCACAAAATGGTGTTCCTGTGGAACTGATTGAGAAAGCATTAATGATGGTACAACAGGAAGCTCAAGCTGCGCAAGGACAAGTACCAGCAGAGCAAGGTCTTGCTGGAATGTATGCGTCACAAGGTGCTGTGTAGTGGAAAATTCGTATGGGCTTGCAGCGTACCTCGGGACAATTGACCTAGATAAAAGAAAAGTCTATAATCATCCTGATGGGTATATTCAAACTGAACATAGTTTTAGCTTCAGTCCTGATGGAACTACTGAAATATTAGTTCCACAAATTGTTAATGGTGTTCCAGTATCTGAACAAACTGCGGTTAAACATTTTTTTAAGACTGGAGAGCATCTTGGAGCGTTCAATAAAGAGGATGCTTTGAAGTCTGGATTAAGTGAAACTGAGTTTTATAAAGGCGTAGATGATTACGCAAATAAAATTCATGAACGCCAAGCAATCAAATACAAAAAGTAAGGAATACACAATGGCTTGTAAAACAAAACCTAAACCACCTAAAAAGAAGTAATGTAAGCACCCCTTAAGTTATGAGGGGTTATAATCAGACAAGTGAGTAATATCCACTAAAATCAACAATCGAAAAGGAGTCATTTAATGACTAACCAAGAAAAATCGACTGATTCTGTAGAATTAGACAATGCTTTAAAAGGGCTACGCTACGAAGTTGCGTTAGCAGATGATCTGAAAGGACTGCTTGGAGATCAACGATTCATCAATGTGTTTTTAGAAGATTTTTGTAAAAAGACGGTAGCGCATGAAGTTGGACAGTTAATTAGTGCAAATGAGATTCTTCGTGAAGGTGCTCTTGAAAAGATCAAAGCTGCCAAGTTCTTTGAAGCGTATATGGACTATGTATTGAGTTGTGGTTCTGCTGCTAAATCTGATTTAGCGAAAGGTAGTAACTAATGGCAAGTACTAATACAAATCCGGACACAATGTCAGATGAAGAATTCACACAGTGGATGAACAATGCGGAATTCGCAGAAGCGGATTCAGAAGAGATTGAAGTTGGTCCTGTAGGCGACACTACTGAAGAATATGAAGAAGATGAAGAAGCTGTCGAAGACGACTTTGATGATTCTGAAGAAGACTTGGAACAACCTGAAGAGGATTCCGATGATAATAGTGATGAAGAAGAAACTGAAGATGATGTAGAAGAAGACTCTGAAGAAGATGACGAGGAAACCGACGGGGGTCCTGAAGATACTGATACAGAACAATCTAAAGATACAAAAGATGCAGTGAAAACAGAAACACAACCAGTAGTAGAGCCTGCACAACGTACAGTTAAAGCCGGTGGAGAAGTATTCCAATTCAGTGATGCTGAGATGCTTGAACAATTTCCGGCAGTGTTTGCAAAAGCACTAGACTATACACAAAAAACCCAAGCTCTGAAGAAATATCGACCAATGTTAGATGCGATGGAACAAGAGAAAATCACTCCAGAACAAATGAACTTTGCGATTGATCTGCTGAAGGGTAATAAAGAAGCTATCGCTAAACTAATCAAGGATGTAGGGGTCGACACTCTAGAACTTGAAGTTGAGAATGAAGTGAAATATGTACCGCAAAATTATGGTCGGAGTAATGTGGAGCTGGATATCCAAGAGGTAACAGCAGAAATTAGTAAGGACCCAGAATATGAGGTAACTCATACTGTTCTTACGAAAGAATGGGATGATGAGTCCTGGACTGAAATGACCAAAAACCCGAATTTGATTCGATTGCTACATACTGATATCAAGAGTGGGACCTACCAACGGTTGAGCCCAATTGCTAAAAAGATTCGGATGCAGGAAGAAATGAAGTACGGTAGAAGTATGCGCTCAGACTTAGATTACTATAAAGCAGCTGTTGTACAGTATACGCAAGAACAAGAGAAAGCAGCAATGCGTGCTCAAACTGTTGCAGTACAAGAAGCTAAAGATAAAAAGATTGCTGATGTAGTTAAAAGTACTGAGAAGCGGGAAGTAACCAAAGCGGTTGCTGGGAAACGTAGGGCCGCAGCACCAACTAAAAGTAATGCTGGAACACGGAAGTCTATAGATTACTTAGATGAAGCGCTCAAAATGAGTGATGACGACTACGTAAAATGGATGGAAAAGAAACTTTAAAGGGTTAGATAATGGGTTATAATACAGGTAAAACAGGTGGAGTTTCCACAATTGACAAAAAAGCAAATAATGTCCAGTTGACTCAGGCGCATTATGACAAAATGGCGATTATCGACATCAAAGATGAGATGATCCTTTCACAAATGTCTGGAACTATGGCAATGCCTATGCACCAAGGTAAAGAAGTTGTTAAACATCGTTATATTGCTGTTCTTGACGACTTGAATGAAGTTGCTGCGTCAGGTATTGATGCATTTGGTGTTGCCTCTAATGGTAACTTGTATGGTTCATCTCGTGGTATGGGATTTATCAATGGTAAAATGCCTGACTTGGGTGAAACAACAGCTCGTGCTAACAAAGTCAGCTTCAGCCGTAAAGAAGTTCGTGGTTCAATTAAGAATCGTGGTATTTTCTATGAGTGGACAAAAGATGAGATGAATTTTGATTCAGATCCTAAGTTGAAACAACACATTACTCGTGAAGCGGCTCGTGCAGCGAATCAAATCAATGAAGATGTATTGGCAATGGAATTGATCAATGGTGCTGGTGTTGTTTATTATGCTGGGACAGGTGTTACATCTGTAGCAACTGTTAATCAAACTGCGGTTCCAACAATCCAAGATTTGATCCGTATGGATACTGAGTTAGATAACAACAAATGTCCTCGTGATACAACAGTTATTTCTGGTTCAAACATGAGCGATACACGTACTGTACAAGCAGCTCGTTATATGTTTATTAGCGCTGATATGAAAATGGACTTTATGTCTATTAAAGCATTAAATGGTACCGATGATGCATTTGTTCCTCTTGAGCAGTACGCAAAAGCGAACAGCAATGGTAAGTATATCACTGCAATTCATGGTGAAATTGGTAAAGTTGGACCATTCCGTATCGTTGTACACCCTAAAATGGTAAAATACTCGACTGCTGCTGATGCTGCTGCTGGTGCTGCTTGGGTTACTGGTGCTGGACGTGATGCGTTCCGTAACGATGGTACTAAGTTTGAAGTATATGCTAACTTGGTTATTGGTTCAGGTTCATTTACTCACATCGGTTTTGAGTTTGGTTCTGGTACACAAGGTAAGTTTAACGTTATTCACAAAACTCCAGAAGATCTTCGAACACGTGAGAATCCTTACGCTAAATTCGGTATGTCTGTTCTTGAATGGTGGAATGGTGTTCTTATCGAACGTCCAGAATGGATTTGTAACTACGTTACAGCGTCTCGCTACTAGGAGTTAAGCTTCGGCTTAAATCCATAGCGGATTAATACTGCAAGTAGGGCTTCAGCTCTGCTCTGCTACAATTGCTCACAAAAGTTATAAGGTAATTACCTTTAACTATAAAATAAAAAAAAAAAAAAATAACAGGAGTCATACAATGACCTACCAAGAATTAAAAGATCGTGCTAAAGAATTAGGTGTAGAGTTCAAAGGTCAACCGGCTAAGGAAGAACTTGAGCTACTCGTGGCAGAA